GTAAACCCTCAATCCGGTGACGATGGTTATGGGTTCCCTGGTTTCCTGCAAAGCCAAAAGCCTGTCGTGCGCTTCTTGAGACAAACTGCGCGACTCCGTGTAGTCGGTGATCGTGCCAATCAAGCCGGAAACATTGCTTATCACGGCCAAGGTGATCGGGGTGTCGGATATGACGCCGTCCATCGTCAATCTTTTGGGCATTATGCGAACGTGGTCGGTGACGTCGGCGCCTTCCTCGATGGGGTTGTCGGTTATCTTGGCCTCGCTTTCGTGGCTTTCCCGCACCGAGGCATCGACGACGATGTTGCTTATCCGCGCCCTTTTTTGCCCGAAGATGAGTCCGCTTATGGTCATCAGTTGGTGTCCTCCTGGGCGAATTTCAAAGTCGGTCCCAGCTTTTTCTCCACCTCGTTGCCCACCATGTTGGCCAGCCTCAGCTCGTCCATGCCCTCGGACGGCTTGATATCGAAGGTCATGGTGATGCGATTTTGCTGCCTCTGGTCGATCATGGCCGCCCTGGCCGCAATCTCAGGCGATATCGCGGGCGCGAACCCCCCTGCACCCAAACCCCTGGTCAGGCTCGGCTTCCTGATGCGCCTTTCAAACTGCAAGCTGGCGCCTGGCTCCGCGCCCCCACCTATCCCGACCTTTTTCGCTGCTTCTTTGAGCAAGTCGAATGGTATCTGGAAAAACCGCCCTGGGGAAAATTTCTGCAATTCCTGGTATATGATTCTGAGGGTGGTGATCAACTTTTCGTTGGCTTCCACCCACTCCCTTATCATCACGACTATCGACTTCACATCCTTCAAGCTCTCGTTGATGTCGTCCAAAAACGGCTGGATGCCCTCGGATAAGAGGTTCTTGATCGAGTGCCACAACGCATCGGTGCTTCGCTTGGCCGTATCCATGCGTTGCCTGTAAGCCAAGTCGAGGGCGTCGGCGGCGTCCTCGTTCGACCTCACCCAATCCTCGGTTATATCCAGGTTCGTTCTCAACACGCCGGACAGCTTGGAGATTCCCTCCTGCCCAGCTATCGCACCCAACGCGAAAGACTTTTGCTTGTCCGTCATCGTTTTGGTGGCTTTCTGCATATCCTTCAATATCTCGATGAAGTCGCGCATCTTGCCGTTGGCTTCAAAAACCCTGACCCCCATTTTCCTGAGAGCTTTGGCAGCTTCCGTAGGCGGTTTGGAAAGCCGAGACAATATGATCTTGAGGGCCGTTCCTGCCCTGGCTCCCTTCTCGCCCTTTTCTGCCATCGACGCCAACACTGCGGCCGTCTGCTCCAACGTGATGCCGAGGTCTGCGGCTTGCGGGGCCACTTCCCTCATGGCGTCAGCGAGCTGGGGCACAGTCACCGCAGCCTTCTTCGACGTGTTGAAAAAGACGTCCGCGACGTGTTCCGCTTGCGTGGCTTCGAGGCCGAAGGCGTTGAGGGTGTCGTTCACCCGCTCCACGGATTCGGCCACTGACAGGTTGATGGTCTTGGCGAACTTGATGGCGGTCTTGGCTACCGCGTCGAACTGCGGCGACATGGCTTCTGCGCCAGTCGATAGGACTTGGTAAAATCCCACCGCGATTTCTTGCGCCGACACCCCGAGCTCGTCAGACAAGTCCTGGGCTGCGTCGGTCATTTCCTTGTCCAGCCTCTTGAACTCTTCGCCCGTTTTGCCAGTCAATATCAGGGCGTCGCGGAGGGAATCTTGCAAATCGACTGCTGGCTGGATAGCCTTGTTGAGCGCAGCTACGGCTCCGGCAGCTATGCCGCCGATCAACAACATGTTTTGCTTGAGGTTGGAAAATCCCTTGTTGGCTTTGTTGAGGGCGGCTTGGTCGGTCTTGAAGCCTAGCTTTGTGATCAACTCCCTTATTATCATGGCTTCTTTTTCCTGTTGTTTCGTTCGACCTCGCGTTTCTCCAAATCAGCCTTCAAATCCAACGCTTCGTGGGCGTCTGCGAGGTCATCTATTGACCAATAAGTTTCCACTTCGTGCAAAGTCGTGATCTTGGCCAATATCGGGCGCCACACTGCGCCCATCATCCCTGTTTCTTCGCCTTGATTTTGCTCGTCGGTACTTTGTTCAGAAAGGCCCCGCCTGTTTCGGCGAGGCCGCCGAAAAAATCGCCGTACTGGAACCCCACTATTTCCTTCAGCACCTTGAACAAGTGGCCGAATCGACCCGCGAACTCCTCGTCGAAGCACGGCAACACGGGTCGTGTTTTGCTGCCGTCGATTATGTCGGTTCCGCTCAAGATGTCTTTCACGAGCATCTCCACCAAGTCTTCGTCGAGCTTTTCGACCAGTGCCCTGACGGCCGCGCCCACAAAAGAAGGACTCACGTCTTTATCTAAGTCCTCAGACATGAGCATGGCCATAGGCTCACCAGCAACTTGGGACAGCCTCGTCAATATCTTGAGGCCCTTGGTGGCCGGATACTTCGTCGTGCGATACCTCGCACCGTCAACCTCGAACTCAGTTGAGTTTCTCATCAGCCATTACCTCCGACGAACACCACCAAGGTGTCCGTGTGAAGAACCCACTCGCGGCCGGTCGCTTCTCGACCGAACTCGCTGGTTGGGTAGCGCTCGACCCAGGCAGTCTCAGCCTCGAACACCGTCCTGCCCCCGGCGTCTTTGACCAAGACGTTTCTCAGGCCAGCGTTGCCGTATTCGTCTGCTGCAGCTATGGCCGACAATATGTCGTTCGAGTCGCTGGTCTGCATCAGCACGATGGTCACGGCGCCACTTTTATTGTTCGACTTGCTCCTGGTTCCTTCGCCGTCCGTGCCGATCTGCAAGCTCCACCCTGGTTCCATGCGTTCGCAAGTCACTTTCGTGCCATCTGCGAAGCCGCTGAGCGTGAACCCACCGACGATGACGGTCACCTCATTCGGATCATATGTTTTGACGCCCATTTGTTCCTCCTTGTCATGAATGTTTCAGGTAAAACGTTTTTTTTACACAACCACGCGGCCTTGGATTATGACCTTGTGGATTGCGCCTGCAAGCCTGGCTTCCCATTCCACGTCGGGAAGAAGGCGGTTTGCCCTGTCGTTCTCGGCGATCTCGTGGATCCTCGGAACAGTGACGCTGTACGGCTCGCCTTCGTAGCTGTCGGGGTCAGGAGTCAAGAGACCTTGCTTGATGCCCTGGTCTAGGGTCATCCTTATCTTGCCCTCTATGATGGCGATGCCCGATTCAGAATAGGGAATCTTGTCCGCGTTGGCCAAAGCCTGGAAGATGTTCTCCTGCATTCGAGAAGTGAGCCAGTCTATGCCCCTCGTTATGTCGATGTACTCGCCACTGGCCATCGTGCCCCTCTCGGTGATGTCCCTGCCGCCGATCTCGGTGTAGAGGTTGGCTTTTTTATCCAATGCATCGTTTCGCTGGGTGGCGTTGAGGTTGGAAACGGTTGGCCCCGCCAGCGTCATGAACATCCAGGTTATCGAGCCTGGGTCTGTGGGCAAGCACCTGCCGAACCAAGCAGCGTCGAACCAATCGTTTACGTCCTCGTTGAAGGCGACGAAAGTGCGATCATAGTTGGCCGCGTTGAGAAGGTAAGCCAAGTCAGTGACGGAAGCCCCGTCGTGGATGTTGGCGTCGGCGCTGACGCTTCCGAAAATCTTCAACTGCGTTTCTATCCACGCAGCCACTTCGAGCACGATGAACTTGTCGCGGCTGGTGATGAGCAGCGCGTACCAAGTGTCGTCTGTGAGTATGATCTGGTTGAGGTCTGCGACGGGGCCGTTTGCTGGGGTCGTCGAAGTGAAAGCACCGGTCGTCTGGCTAATGCCGCCAGTCACGACTGTGCTGACGCTTAAAGTGAGGCCGTTTATGCCAGTGATGGTGACCTGCCTCGGCCCCGTGACCGCAGCAGTCGCCACGGCGGGGTGCGCCTGTATGGCAGCCGCGAGGTCGGTCATGGTTTGCGGCTGGCTAGTGTTCCACGGCACCTGAGTGATGGGCACGTCGTTTATCAACACGTCGATCAAGTTGCCGCTCACGAAGTCAGCGAGATAGTCGAGCGTGCCGACTTCACCCGACCAAGTGCTCTGCTTCGCTATCTTGACCTTTTCCGGCCTCGGACTTTGCGCGAACAAAGCTGCCGCTGCCTTGTACTCGTCGTCCGATGTGGAATAATCCACGCCCACTTCGGTCAAGCTGTTGTAGTCGTTGACGTCGTAGGCGGAACCAGGGCCGTTCGGTCCCAGGATTAGCGGGATGCCAAAGCCAGCCTGCGCCACGCTTTTCGTCTCTTTCGTGATCGTCACGTTTACTATTTCATTGATTTTAGTAGCCATTTCGTACCTCCATTTTACGGTGTTGATATGTCTAAAATTTCCTCGTTTATCTCGACGGATTCTATCAATCCAACGTCGTCGTCTTGCTCGTATGCGTAAGCCACCAAGACGTCTAGCTGCGTCCTTTCTTCCCACTCCGTTTCGAGTAGCCCTGTCAAGTTGACGATTGAGCCAACGTCTATGATCGCCATGTCGTATTCTGACTCAAGTCGCTCCACCACTGAAGTCTTGCTCAGGCTTCCCAGGGCTTTCTCGGTCAAGTTATAAGCACCATTTCCAATGATCTCGCAGGTAACAGTCAGCTGCCTGGTGCCTTTCATCGAAATGACGCCTGTCACGTCAACCGGAAGCAACTCGTCCGAACCGCCCAGCGTCATCAACGAATCGACGCGAATCGTGGCGTAAGGAATTTTATCCGGTCTCGGCGCCGCCTGCTCTGCGAAGATGACAGTCAATCCGGTTTCTTTTTGCAGCCAGCGCTTCATCGCCAGCTTGACTGTGTTCACAGTGGTCATGTCGGGTTGATCTCCGCTATTATAACTTTGAAGTGGTTGAGCTTGGTTTGCTTCCACCGCTCGACTTCCTGCACTTCAAAGACTGTTCCGTCGTAAGTCAGCCTGTCTGACCTGGCTCCCCTGGATTGCTTCGCGTTGAACAGGCGCGTGACTGTGTATCCCTTCATGTGTCGCCGCGTCCTCTCGCCCTCTGAGAGGGCCAGCATTTCTTCTGATGAATAAGGCTGCAACGATATGCGAATGTCGAAAGTCGAAATACCGCCTGGCTGAAACACCCCGTCAACGTAGCCACCCGATGTTCCGGTTATGGACCCATTCGGCTGGGTCAATCCCCCCGTCACTATGATGCCGCCGACGAGGAACTCGTCGGCTTTGTGCTCGCTAACCAAAGTCAACTCGCGCGGGCCAGTGACGGTCGCACTCGCTATGTCGGCGTTTGCCTGGATGGCGCTCGCCAGGTCGTTCATCGTGGTGGCCTGGTCTGTGTTGAAAGGAACTGGAGTGATGGCCACCCCATTGACGTCCAAATCAACGACGTTTCCAACCACGAAGTCTGCGTCGAACTCCAAGACCTGCTGCTGCACCGAGGCATCGAACCTGGTGACTTGCACTGTCTCGGCGAATTTGTTTATGAGGTTGACTGCGCTCATTTCATCACCACCTCGTGGTCAACGGAACTCCTCAAAGCTCCGGTGTCTATCAACGGCTTGCTCGATTTCTTGCGCGCGATGGTGGCCGGCTTCAAAGGCTTGAACGACCCAGCCACGAATTGGCGCTTGACCTGCCCCTCATGGATGATGCCCAACTTGTCCAGTGCTTGCCTCGCGGAAAGTGCCCCGGCATAGATCGACCTCAACAAATTGAATTTGCTTTTTGCCAGCCTGCCTTTGTTGGAGTCGTGGGCTTGCTTCATGAAGGGGCGCGAAGGGATGTTGTTCTTCGGCGAGCCGTGTTCGTGGACGGCAGCCAATTGAGCCATCGTGATCGCCTTGGTCGCCTTGCTGCTCGACCTGCGGCGCTTGGAAACTACCACCGACGGCGAGCGAGTGGTTCCGGCTGACGGCAATACTCCGACTTTCACGTGCGAATCGTCCAGCTTCTTCACTTCACGCTGGATTCGATTCCACCCGCGATCTATCACCTGCACGGTGACGTTCTTCCCTCGGAATACGTTGTTTGCCATCAGTTTTCATCTCCACTCTCAGCAAAATGCAGTGAAACCAGTCGGGACGACGACGTTGAAAGTCATGACGCATTCGCGCCTTATTCGCAGGTAAGCCGAGCCGTAAGGCGTGCTTTCCAGGTCGCTGTCGATCTTGTCTTTGTTGGAAAGCGGGTCGGCGTACTTCGTCCTCAAGTCTCCGACCTTTTCTTCGACCACGGGGCCAGCAGTGACGCTGCCTCCTTCGTTCATGTGTCCTGACTTGGACAAGTTGTGCGCCGTCAAGTAAGCATGCGCCAGCGCGGTTTTTTCCCTGAAAACACAATCTTTGACCGAGAGCTTCGCGTCGTCCAAGTAAACTTGCAAGATCACGTCCGTGATGGGTGGATCCTCGAACTCGGGAAACCGCGCCCTGAAAAACGCTATGTCAGCATAATCGTATGCCATTATTCGTCGCCTTCAGTTTCCTTCTTTTTCTGCGGCGGCTCGTTGAGCATCTTGATCTGGCTCTCGATGACTTTCAAAACACTTTTGCGCTTTTCGATGCTTTTCCATTCTTCGAGCTTCGCGTGGTCCAGAGTTTCCTTGACTATCTTGATCGCGTCTTTGACTTCGCACTCTACTATGATGCATTTAGGCTCTGGCTTGTCTTCGACGCCCTTATCCTCATCAGAATCGGGCGCGGCTTTTTTGTGTTTGACTAACTCCAGCAATCCCATCTCCATGCGCTTTTTGATGGCAGGCATGGACTTGACCTCGTCCCAAAATTTCTCGTGTACTTCGTTCAAGCCAGGCATCAGCCTGACGTCGCCGCAACGATAGATGTTGGGGCGCTTCCATTTTATCAACAATAGCTTTGCCATAAAATCCTCCATTGAATCGAGACGATTAAAAAAATCGCTCGTCTAATTGTTCTCGGTTGGTTGTAGATCAAATGCTGTCGTAAACGACTACAGTCAACGGATAAGGGATTATCACGCCGCCGCAGCGCTCATGACAATGAACCACGTAGTCCAAACCTTCCCTGATCGGTGGAAACTGCTCGAAATTCTGGGGGATTTCGAGAGTCAAGCTGTCAGGATTTCTGTCGTATGCGACGATGAGGTCGCCGCTATACGGCAAGCTGGCCGGATATTCGCCGCTCTTGAGCTGCCATATCGGCAAGACTTCCACGCCTGGATGACTCTCTTTGAAGAAAGACATGATAGTGGTGTCGCTGTGCGTGGAGCGCGGTCTTTTGTTTATCAAGGTGTACTGTGCGATGGGCAGCAAAACCGTGTTGCTGCTCTCCACGCCTTTCGTTTCCTCGAAAGACCTGTCTGCCACGAGATTCAAGTCGTCTATGATCTCGTCCGCAGTTTTGTCCACCCAGAGCGTCGACGTTGCGGCGCCGTTCAAGGGAACGCTGCCAGTCAAGATGTTCGGGTTGCTCAGAAAGCCGGGTATGTTGTACTCGGCGTCGCCGAACATGGCAGTCACGTTTTCCCTTTGGTCGATGGATTTTTTCGCTGCATTAGCTCTGCGCTGCTGCAGGGGCTTGTTTGCCATGGCCGCAGCGCGAATGTCCTGCACGCTGTAGCCGTATGAGCTTCCGAAAGATTTCACGATGGACACAAATTCCTTGCCCACGACGTCCGCGCGGGGGAAGTCGTTGGCGTAGTTGGCCACGATCTTGGCCATGCCCACCTCATCGTACTGCTCATATTTGATAGTTTCAGCACCAGCATTGGCGCTGAAATCCGTTGGAAACAACGTGCGGTGCATCAGCTTGGGGTATTTCTTGTCGTATGTCCTGGCTTTGGTGTGTTCCAACTCCTTCTCGAAGTAAATCTGTTCTGCTGCGTCAAGCGTTGCTCTCTTGTCCATTTTATCCTCCTGATTTTTTTGCTATTGAATAACTTGTGATGATCTTTTCCCTGATTTTTACACCACGCTCAAATCGAGCAGAGCTATCAGATCACCGTTGCTGTTGGTGTATGACCCCTTCATCCATCTTGCGTTCGTCACCTGGTCGGCGTTGGTGGCGTCAGCCCTGAACTGGCCCTTGTTTCCGGTGTGGACGCAGTACACAGGATCATCCGGCGTCACTGCCGCCTCGCACACGACCCAAAAGCGCCCCTTCTTGGCGACTGGCACGGCTTCCTTCACCTCATATTTCTCGTCCAGCTTGTTCATGCCTTTAACCGCGATGCCGAGGAAGTCAAAACC